CAAGTGATGCAAGACACTTTTTACTTTTGTAAAAATCAAACAGGAAGTACGATAGCAAAAGGAACGGTTGTCCGTGCAGATGGTACGTTAGGCGCATCTGGTAGAATTAAGATAGCACCATTTTTAGCGGATGGCACTTATCCAAGTGAATATCTAATGGGAGTAACTGCGGAAGCCATTGCAGATGGCGCGGATGGAATGGTTATGCACTTTGGACAATTAAGACAATTAAACACAAGCGCGTTTACCGATGGGGATATTCTTTATGCATCCACAACAAGTGCAGGTGCATTCACTACTACAATTCCAAGCGCACCAAATAACATTGTTGAAGTAGCCATTGTAATTCATGCTGCCGTAAATGGAGTGATTCAAGTGCGACCAACAATTGGTAGTAATATAAACAAAGACGAAGGAGTGAAAATCACTTCGGTTGCCAACAATGACATTCTCAAATACAATTCAACAAGTGGACTGTGGGAAAATTCAAACGCGTTAAGCACTAAACAAGATACCATAACAGGCGCAGCGAGTACAATCACAACTTCTAATTTAACTCCATCAACTGCATTGGTAAGCAATGGAGGTGGAAAGGTGGCGAGTAGTGCGGTAACGACAACTGAATTAGGTAGGTTGGTTGGTGTAACAAGTGACATCCAAACGCAATTGAACGCTAAACAAGGAACGCTAACACTAACTACGACAGGAACGAGTGGAGCAGCGACATTTGTTGGCAGTACTTTGAATATACCTAATTACACAAATGGTACGGTCAATGTTTATACTAAAAATAGTACAACATACAGTTCAGTAGGAACAGCTAATCAAATTTTGACATCGTTGCTCATTCCAGCTAATACATTTACTACAGGCGATGTTATTAGAGTTACTGCACGATTTAAGAAATCATCTGCTATTAGTTCAAGTCAAGCTACTATATTGATAAATACATCTGTATCAACCACGGGTGCAATCACTTGGAAAGGAAATATCTTAACCGCAGCTCAGTTATCTATTGGTACACAAGGAACTGGTGTCATTATTAATAACACATCAAATACACAATTACCCTGGCCAGCAAATAATCAAGGTGCTACCGATTTAATTAACACAACACAAGCTTGGCAATCCGCAACAATCGACTGGACAGTTGACCAATATCTATTATTTTTTTGCAATCCAAATAGTGCATTAGACACAGTATCTTTAATATTTTACATGATTGAAAAGTTATGATCATAGAAATAACAAAAATAGAGGGCGGTTTAAAATGGAATGATCAAGAGAGATTGTTTACAACAGAACACATGCCCAATGGTTATCAAATAGAGAGACATGATTTAGCATATATTGAATTAGATAATCAGATTTTTCTTTTGTGTTCAGATGACTCAACAGTGGATGGTAAGATATTTTCTAACATACAAGACGAGATAGATTATATCTATGGAGCTTAACAATCAATTCATCAATGGCTGAATCACCACTAACATCAATCATGAAACGATTTGGCCAAGAAGTCGTTGAACGCGCGATGCTCAATCTCGGTGTATATAGAACCGTTCGAGGAAAGAAACGCAGAGCCGTTGCAACTGATACGCTTCGCAATTCGCTTTCATTTTATTACGATGGAAGGAGTAGTAAGATTCAGTTTTTTGCAAAAGGTAAAGCGAGTAACTACGCTGATTTTGTCGAGCAAGGTGTGAATGGATTGGCACGAAATCAAGGCAGCCCATATTCATTCCGCAGAGGTGCAGGATCAAAACCTGCAAAGGGTGAAATGGGAGTGATGCAAAAGGCGATTTACGATTGGATGAAAATTAAAGGTATTCGCCCACGTAACTCGAATGGTTCATTCATGACCTTCAAAACACCCGAAGCAAAGGAGCGCGCATATCGTGGATTGGCAGGTCATTTAACGCGTAAAATTAGAATCAATGGTATTTCTCCATTGTTCTATTGGAGAGATGCAGTCACAGATACAATTGTGGATTTTCAACCCGAATTTGAGGACGCATTGAATAGAGAAATCACATTAGTAATTGAGGATAACTTACAAAAGAAAATAAAAATATAAATGGCATACACAACAGCAGTAACAGGTTTAACCGCGCAAGGAATTGACGCATTTACAGGTTTATGTTATTCGAACAACGATGTTTCGTTCACAATGACATCGAGCGAATTTGCTCAACCTGGATTCAAGTACATTGTTGTAATAACCGACAACAACACGTCAACCGATTACAAATTTTACATTAGCCAAAACGCAGTCAATAGCGGAGTGTTTAATGCTAAAACTATATTTAACCAACTCGTAAAAAATTCGATTGTATTCGATGGCAGCGATGATGTAGTATTACAGACATCCATTCCAACGATAACCACAAAAAACAATGTGAATACATTCACGATTGAATTGTATGAAGGATATGAGGTAGGTGGAATTTTCACTGAAGATGATAGCGTTGCGGTTACTTATTCGCTTATGTGTATTTATGGTAGTGGTAAGCAAAACTTTATAATGATGGGAACGAATGACACGCGGCCACTTGCGTTGTGTCAAAACTACGATGATGAGATTGGGTTTAATAAAGAGACGTTAGCGCATCGTTTGCATTTACCTTCATTGCTACAATCGGAAGCTATCAATTGGAGATACATATCGCGAACCGATGTGATGGAAGAAAGCGACAGCGCATACGATATCCATGCGTGGGTTGCTGATGATAATACATACATCAACTCCAACTATCCATACAATTCAATTGACCATTTTACTTTTGATTTGTACGATTACAATCAAACACTTTTGTTCTCGTTTGATATTACAATGACCTTTGATGAAGGTGCATTGTTATTCATTCCAACTGGGTTGAAGAATCTTGTTAATGGCGGTTATGTTGATGAAACAACTGCGGATGATACCGCGTTTTACGTTTATGCAGGTTACAATTCAAGTGATGAACAAGTGACTACCAAATACGGTTACTACATTAGCGAGGATTGCAAGTACAATCCAGTTCACGTTTATTGGTTAAATCAAATGGGTGGATGGGATAGTTACTCATTCATCAAAAAGAATGAGCGTTCGATTGAGGTTGAGCGCAAAAGATATAGAAGCTATCAAGGTGACTTTAACAACGCGACATCATCTGATCCATACGAAACAAAAAACTACACGCGTGAATTAACCGAGCGCGAACCAATTGTAAACACCTTCATTAATCTTACAAGCGATTGGTTAACGGAATCAGAGTTCAAATATCTGAAGGATTTATTTACCTCGAAATCGGTGTGGATAGTTGATGACAACGTGGATGGTTATTCAATCGTTCCTGTTGTAGTTGAAGACAACGGATTTTTAATGAAGCGAGAGCGCAATTACAAGAAGTACAATCAGAACTTACGATTGCAAATGGCATCGAATAATGAAACGATAAACATAACCGCTTCCGAATATCCCATTCCTGCTCCAACTCCATGCGTTTACTTCGATACCTTTAGCAAATACAATGGTTCGATATCAACTGCGGTTGGGGTGAATGTAGGCGATGCTTGTAATGTTGTTTTCACCAATGCAGGAAAAACGAACTACATAGTGGTATTTGTTTCTGATGGTGGAACTGTCACACCAATAGCTGGACAATCTTATTATGTGAAAGTTGAATACAGTTCGAACCTACCATACGCGAATGGAAAACCCGGAAGAATCGAATTGGGTAATGTGTTAACAGGTGGTGGAACACTAACTGAATTTCAGATGAATGATTACACTACACCAATCATCGCGAGTGGTGTATGGGGTACGTCAGCGACTGCAATAAACACATTTAGATTGCAACTGCCTACATGGGTAGGTTCAGTTTCTTCAAAATGGACTGGTAATTTTTATGTAACGGTTGGATTGGGTAACTGCCCATAATAAATAATAGATGGAAACAGCATTAATAGTTTACACGCAAGGAGATGAAACTCCTTATGTCATGGATTTGTATTTGAATGAAACAATTTCGCTTCAGTATTCATTCACCGACATTAAAGATTTAAAAGCGAAAGCGACATACTCAAGGACATTCCGCATTCCTGCCACTGATAACAATTCGAAGATATTTGGATTCATCGAAAACAACACGTTTCAATTCAGTTCATTCAATCCAAAACGAAAGTTGAATGCAATTATTACGGTTGATACTTTGCCTGTGATGGAAGGTAATATCCAATGGAAAGCGAGTTATACGCAACAAGGTAAAATCAGCGAATATGAGATTGTGTTTTTTGGTAATGTGATTGATTTTTTCAAGAATATTGGAGATGCAGATTTTAAAAATTATATCGCTGTTGAATTACAAGATGAATTTCCAATTGTAATAAATTACGCGAATGTATTTGATTACAATCAAGATAGTTTTGCAAGTAATTTAATCAAATTCGGATTAACGGATAGGGGAAATAATTGGGTTGGTAATGTGAACACCGCAGGAACGCGCTCTATTTATTCAAATAGCGTAAGTAATGTGATTAAGGCAGGTGAACTTACCCCATTTGTAAGTTGTGCCTATATATGGCAAACAATCATGAATTTAAGTGGATTCGAAATTGACTATGGTGGTAGTTTTTGGATTAATGAGTTAAGCGAATCTTATGTACCATTTACAAGTGAAAGCAATACAATTCAACAAATTGGAAATGCTGAACAAGCTAAATTCTTACTTGAAAATTTCTCGACAAATCCACAATTTTCGTACACTGATTTTACTTTACAAACAGTCAATAATGAATCTCAATACATTTATGAAATCCCCAATTTAATTGAGATAAGTGATCCTGGCAATAATGTATTAAACAACACTTATACAGCTCCATTCAGTGGAACTTATCTAATTACGGCAGGTGCTAATTTATCATTAGTATCTCCTTACGTTGGAACTAATGTAACACAGATGCAATTGATTTTTATTAAAACAAATAATTCATCTGTTCAAACATTACAAGGTTCATCGCCATTCATTCAATGGTACACTTATGATAGTAATTACAATGAAGTTTATTTTACTGAAATTAATACTGCGGTAGTTATTGGTAACACATATACACAACAAGTTTATTTGGAAGCTGGTGAAACCATTAGACCTGTTATTTATTTGGGTGATGGTAGTTATTTCACATTGCAAACAGAAGGAACTGTTTTTGAAATTCAATCGCTAAATTTCAAATGCGACCAATTATCAAAACCATTATACAACAATGAAATCGATTGGGTAGCGAATGCGCCTGTAATGAAATGCAGTGATTTCATAAATGCTATTTTCAAAGCATTTAATTTGGTGGTTATTCCAAATGAATTTAACGCTAAAAAACTATCAATACTTCCATTGCAAGAATATCTTGGGCAAGGCAATCAAAAGGATTGGAGCAATAAGATAGACATTAGCAAAGACATCGTATTAACTCCAACAACCGATCTTCAAGCGAATGTCAACACATGGACATATAAGAAGTCAGATGACTATTTAAACAACTTATACAACACGCAAGGAAATCGTGTTTATGGACGATTGCAGTTACTCGATCCCCAAAATGATTTTGCAACCGATGAAATGAAAATCGAATTGGAATTTGGTAGTACACCACTTGCGTTAATTCAAGGAACTGATTATCCCATCCCGAAGTTCATCAATTCGAGTGTGGAATATGTGAACCCAACACCGCGAATTTTGTACGAGTGTTACAATCAATTTTTACCCATTCATTTTTTGAATGATGATACGATGACAATTGATACTAATTTTCAATTACCAATGTTTCACCATTACGAATACTACAATGGTGGGTTAAGTACAAAAGATTGGAACTTTGGTCAAGAAACTCCATTGCACCCAGTTGATTCGATTCCTTACAAAACACTGTATGCGCGTTATTACAACGATTACTTCGAAAATATTTACGCACCTGACGCTCGGATAATGACTGCGTTTTTTGCTCTCGAATTTTCCGACATTTACAACTTCAAATACAACGATGAAATCTTCATTAAAGATTCGTATTGGAGAATTTTACAAATTAAAGATTATGTCGTTGGGATGCAAGAAAGTGTACAAGTTCAATTGATGAAATTGGTGAATGTCACTCCCGATTGTTTGCTCACTCCCGTTGCAATTGACACAAATGGACAGGTGCAGTTTTACGATTCCAACAATGATCCTGCCGCAGCAACGGAAATATGTTGTAAAAACTATGGTTACACATGGGATGGTACTGCGTGTTATGCGTTTATGCGTGATGGTGGAACTACTAAACCACAAGACACAACAGGTACAGGTAAGCCAATTATAAATGTTGATAGAGATATACTGACAAATTTCGTGAATGGCGATACCAATATCGTGAAAATTGGCAATGAAAATTCATTCGTTAGTGGAACAAATAATTTTTTAGATTCATTCAATGACAATTCATTAGTCGTTGGAAAAAATTTAATTGTGCAATCCAATCTCGGAAGTCCCATTGTTGCGTTGGGTAGTAATGCGAATGTCATCAACAAAGGAATGACTATTGGCGGTGCAGGTAGTTACAATGGACAAGTTCAAAGTGGAATCGTTCACCTTTTCGGAAGTGGTGATTTCACTGATAACACAACCTACATCGATTTAAAAATTGAAGGAGTTGATAACTACAATATCCCAACGAATACGATTTGGGTTTTGAAGGTTTTGTTGAGTGGAATGCAGAACACTGGCGCGGATGGAACGATTACAGGCGAATACAATTTGCACATCATAAACAGATCAACAACCGTTCTATTTATCAACGCAACGACTATCGATGAAACATTCAACAATTTTACAGGCTATCTCGTTTGGGACGTGGTAATAAGCGGAGAAACATTTTACCCACGCGTCAAATTAGTAGGTAGTTCAACCTATCCCGAAAACAATATCAAGTTAACCGCATTAACAACCTTCACACAATACCATTATGAATAGTCCACAAATGACTTTTAAGAATGTCCAACAATTGATTGAGTTAGGACATGGTGCTAATCTTCCAAACAACAAAAACAATATGCCCAATTGGCTAACGATGCTCATTAATTTGAGTGTTATTGCTACAATGATATTGGGAACTATGTACATTTTTAATTTAATCTAATGGCAAAGCAAGAAGTAGTTATTGAAGTAGATATTCAAGGCACACCGAAAGTTGAATCGATGAAGACACAAATGAGAAAACTTCGTGAGGAGTTG